TACCGATGCAGAAAGAGAACAATTACTTTCAGAGATTGAACAAGTTCAAGATGAGGTTAGTAGGGTAGATGATTTACAAAATGAAATAGAAGAAGTAAAACAAAAAATAGAAAGTTAAATGAGTTTTTTTGGTGGTAACTTATTATGGAATGTAGCTAAGGCAGCTTCTTCTGTTGCTGATGCATTTGAAAAGCAGAGTGATATAGCTGTTGTATATTCTGTTATTTTAGATGAAAATCATCCTGAAATAAAAGAAGGTAGAAGAACAATAGCAGATGTTGGTTCTATTCAATGTAGATTAATAAGTGATATTCAAAACAATGAATTAATATTTGCTAGACCATTAGATTCATCAGTTACAATATTACCACTTAGAAATCAAACTGTTTTTATTCAAAAGCTAGGTAGTGAATACATTTATACTCAGATTTCAAAAGGATTATCACCAAATACATCTAATGCTGAAAACTTAATATCAAGTTTATTTCCAGCTACTCAAGAAACTGATACTGGAAATAAATCAAAAAATTATTCCAAAGTAAGTAGTACTGGGATTACTCGTTCAAACACAAATAGTGTAAATGATTTTGATGGTTTTGGTGATTACTTTGGTATTGAAGAAGGTATTCACAAACTTAAATTATATGAAGGAGATACTTTGTTTCAAGGTAGATTTGGACAATCAATTAGACTTAGTGGATACAATAATGCTGATAATGAATTCTCTCCTTCCTTAATTTTAAGAAATGGAGAATCACCAGAAAACAGACAAAAGGAAGATGGTGTATTAGTAGAAGAAGATATTAATGGTGATGGTAATATCATATTCTTAGGTGGTGGAAACGCATTATTAGAATATACACTACCAATAGAAAACAAAAAAGAATCTTTTTTTAATTATCCAAATGAATTAAGAGGTAATCAAATATTATTAAATTCGGATAGAGTTATTATTTCAGCAAAATCATCTGAAATGATATTTGCTAGTAAAGGTGATATTGGTATGATAACTGATGGTCAGTTTTCATTAGATAGTAATAGGGGAATCAACGTAACAGTTGAGGACCATATATTCTTTGATACTAAAAATAGAGATTTTAATATTGATATTGGTAATGGTACAATAGCATTGGGAACCGATGGTACATTAGAAGCAGCAGCCAAAGGTGAAACGTTAGTTGAACTATTGGGTGAAATGTTGGATTTAATAGCACAACAAATATACCTAACTCCAGCTGGCCCATCCTCACCAGGTCCAACTAATATAGCACAATTTACAACATTAAAAAGTAAACTAAATACATTGTTAAGTAATAATGTTCAATTAAAATAATATGGCAATAAACGATGATTTAAAGGGAAGATTGGGTTCAGTAAGAGATACCGCTGGTGGTATTACTGATGCAGCTGCGGGAGCCGTAAGTGGAGTAGCTGGTGCCGTTGGTGATGTTGTTGGTAATGTATCTAATATAACTGGGCAAGTTGGCGATATAGCAAATTCAATACCTACTGAATTACCTGAATTACCTGAGATACCTAAAGTAGAGGTGCCTGAGTTACCAAAGTTACCTAAAATAGCATTACCTAAATTACCACCTCTTCCAAAATTTAGAAAAAAGAAATTAGAAGAAAATCCAAAAAGAAAAAAAGGATTACCAAAAATACCACCTATCCCAGAAATACCATCCGTATCATTACCTCCAATACCCGAAATACCCGAAATACCAGATGTAGCTGGTGCAGTTGGTGGAGTAGTAAGTGGTGTAACTGATGCAGTTGGTGGAGTAGTAAGCGGTGTAACCGATACAGTTGGTGGTGTAGTAAGTGGTGCTACTAATGCAGTTGGTAACGTTACTGATAAACTTTCATAAAATGTCTTGGGGATTATTCAAAAGAAATGTACTAAGGAAAACAAATCCAAACTTTAATACTTTAGATGTAAATAAAGTTGCAAAAATTTGGGCTGATGAATATGATGCGGCTGTAAAGCGTGGTAGAGATTTATTAAATCAAGAATCAATCAATAGGGGTAATAAACAAATAATGGAAACTCTTTTTAGAGTAGCATTATTAAAAGGATTAGCAACTCCACCAGGTCAAGACTTTTCTTTGGTAAATGAATTTGGAAATGGTGTAAAAGCATATTGGGCTGGTGCTCAAATGAACCCATTCCCAATACCACTTATACCAGCACCAGGTACAATTCAAAACATAGCAGTTAATTCAAATATAGTTAGTAACGTTGGTACTTGGCCTATGTATCCACCAATCAGACCAGCTAAAAGACAGGAAATAATGATTAATATGTTTGTACTTGCAGCTATTGTACATTTGTTTTCAATAGGTGGATTTATACAAACAACATCATTATATCCATCGGCACCATCACCAGTACCAGCACCAGCGGTAATAGCTTGGACAGCATATCTAATTCCACCAGCTATTCCTATCCCAAATATAAACTTCCCATCTGCAGATGGTAGTGAACCAGCCGTAATACAACAACCAGACAATACTCCATTATCTCAGTTAGGACCTACTCAAGAATATGAAGAGCAGGAATTGGAAGAAACTGATATATTAAATGGAGATACATCATTACAAAATGTTATTGATACAACAATACCAGAGGATGTATTAGATGATGAATTGGAAAATATTTTACCTGATTTCATATCACAATTGGAAATGGGTGGAACGAAGTGTGAATAAAAATCAAAAAACAATAAAACAAATATTTATATAGAAAGGAAAACATTTTATACAATGGACACTGACAAATTAGTAAAAGCAATACAAATTATAGTTAAGGAGGAAATCAAAGTGATTCTTCCTAAACTCGTTAAAGAAGGTGTTAAGAAAGAAATGGCTAAGTTATTGAAAGAAAACAAAAAGCTTAAAGAAGCCGTTACACCAAAACAACCAACATTTATGGATTCAAATGTAGAGGAAGAATCAGTTCAACCACAAAAAACATTTAGTAAGAATCCAGCAATAAATGAAGTGTTGGCACAAACACAACCTTTTAACGCACAACAACGAAGTGGAACTGATGTTCCATCATACGCTGGCGCACCAACTGAAGTATCATCTGGTACGTTGAATTTCGATTCAACTTCAGTACATACATTAGGCGCACAGAACATACAACAAAATATGGGTTATAGACAACCAGTTCAAACTGGGAACGCTGGAATGGATAAATTGTTAAATAAAGATTATAGACAATTAATGAAGGCGGTAGAAAAAAAGAAAGGTCCTTGGAGACCAGGAATGTAATATAAATTATGGCAGTTGAGTTAGGTAGAAAGATTGTAAAGGATACCAAAGAGTTTGCAAATTATGCAATTGGTATTACCTTACCATTAACATTTGGTGAGAATACATTCGTACAATCTTTCCTAACCAAAGACCAAGTTAAATCAAATATTAAAAATCTTCTACTTACTAAAAAAGGGGAACGTATTTTACAACCCGAATTTGGTAGTGGTTTACAATCATTATTGTTTGAACCCAATGTAGATGATTTAGAAGGTAGAATAGAAGATACTATAAACGAAAGTTTAGAACAATGGTTACCTTATGTTACGGCAGAAGAGATTGATATTGAATCAACTGATGAATTGAGAGATAACAATAAATTAAATGTTTCGATTAAATTTAGAATAGGTGAAAATGTTAATTTGGAAACTCTAACATTCACAGTACAGGGATAATAAGATATGGCAATAACAAAAACATCAAAAAACTTTAAGAATAAGGGTAAAGATATAAAGTACCTTAATAAGGATTTTACACAATTCAGAAGTAATCTTATTGAGTTCGCTAAAACTTATTTCCCACAAACATATTCAGACTTTAACGAATCATCACCAGGTATGATGTTTATTGAAATGGCATCTTATGTTGGTGATTCACTTTCGTACTATGTTGATGATACTTTAAAAGAATCATTAATGGTTCATGCTGATGATATTGAAAATGTGATAGCACTTTCACAATACTTAGGATATAAACCAAAAGTAACATCACCAGCAGTAACAACTCTTTCAGTTTATCAATTAGTTCCATCTATTGGAACTGGTGGTGATAACACATATGATGAAACTTATTTATTAAGAATTAAAGAAGGTATGAGAGTTGAATCTACAAATGGTGTACAATTTGTTACACAAGATGTAGTAGATTTTAACGATGATACTGATAGAGAAATTTCCATATACCAAAGAGATGGTGTAAGTGGAGAAGTAACATTTTACTTAATAAAAAAATTAGTACAATGTATTTCTGCTGATATAAAAACGGAAGAAGTATCATTTGGTGCATATGAAGAATTTCAAAGTATTGATTTAGGGGATACGAATATTATTGATATCTATGATGTAAGAGATTCTGATGGAAACAAATTCTATGAAGTACCTTACTTAGCACAAGAATTAGTATTTGTGGATTATCCAAATACTGAGAATAATGACCCAGACCTTTATCAATTCAAATCAACAACACCATATATTTTAAATACACTCAAAACATCTCGTAGATTTGTTAAACAAGTTAATCCAGATAGTACAACAACTATTCAGTTTGGTAGTGGAGACCCAACAGTTAGTGAAGAAACAATTATTCCTTCATTTAAAAATGTTGGATTAGGATTACCTAACTCTATTTCTAAATTAGAAGAATCATTTGACCCAACTAACTTTTTAAAAACTAAAACATATGGAACATCTCCATCTAATACAACTATAACTGTAAAGTATTTAGTTGGTGGTGGTGTAGAATCAAATGTAAAGAAAGGTACTATTACTCAAATCAATGGAGTTGAGTATGAAGAAGATTTAACCAAATTTAATCCAACACAATTAGGATTATACAATGCAGCTAAAAACTCTATCGCAGTAGATAATGAGGTTCCTGCAACTGGTGGTAAGGGTGGTGATACAATGGAAGAGATTAGACAAAATGCTTTGGCTAATTTCGGTTCACAAAATAGAGCAGTAACTGCTAAGGATTATCAAATAAGAGCTCTATCGATGCCAACTAAGTTTGGTTCGATTGCAAAAGCATACGCTACGGCAGATGGTACATTGGATAACAATTCACCATCTTCTATTTTAGCTTCACCTAACGTTCTTAATGAGTTTACTGATTTAGTAGAATCATTTGTAAACAAACCTGAAGAAGAAGAGCCAGATAGAAAAGCAATTAAAGATGAACTTCAAAAATTCTTATTAGGTAAAACTTCTAATGAGAATGAAAAGAATAATCCATTTGCTATCAATCTTTATTTATTAGGATATGATTCTGATAAAAAATTATCACTTCTTAATAGAGCAATAAAAGAAAATTTAAAAACATATCTTTCAGAATACAAAATTCTAACCGATGGTATAAACATCAACGATGGTTTTATTATTAATATCGGACTTGAGTTTGAAATTATTACACTAAAGAATTATAATAAAAGTGAAGTATTATCTGATTGTATTTCTGAATTAAAAGATTATTTTAATATTGATAACTTTACATTCAATAACACTATTAATATTTCTGAATTAGAATTGATTATAGCAAATGTTGATGGAGTTAGTTCAGTACCAAAATTAAAAATTGTAAATAAGTGTGGTGGGCAATATGCAAACAACTCATATAATATAGAAGCGGCGATTAAAGATAAGATTTTATATCCATCTTTAGACCCATCGGTTTTCGAAATTAAATTTCCAGATTCGGATATAAAAGGGAGGGCAAGATAATGGGATACTATTTTTTAACAGCATCAAAAGATGCATCGGTGTACTTACAACAACCCGACCAAAACGCTGGTTTAGATGAAGTATTAGAAGTAAGTAAGGTTTACTATGGTGGAATTAAAGATGTATCAAGAGCACTTCTTAAATTCGATGTAACGAACTTCTCATCATCACTTTCAGCTGGTAGTGTAGGTTTTGAAGAGGCAAAGCTTATAATGAAAGAAACTGAATCTGAAGAAATACCTTTAGAATTTAATATCGATATCTATCCAGTATCTCAAAGTTGGGAAATGGGTAAAGGTACTCGATTTGATGAAATAGAAACCGCTGGTGTAACTTGGAATTATAGAGAAGGTGATTCATCTCTTAGATGGGTAAATAACATAGTAGGTGGTAATATTGTATTTGCTCCTAATTCAACTGGTTCGTTTGCTGGTAGAGGTGGAGTATGGCATTCTAATTTGAGTGGTTCACAATCATTTGTTTATAAGACAGAAGATATTAATGCAGATATCACTAACATTTTCCAAAGTTGGTTAAGTGGTTCAATTCAAAATGAAGGATTAATAGTAAAGCATGAAAATTCAGTAGAAGAAGATACAAATGATTATGGTATCTTAAAGTTCTTTAGTAAAGAAACAAATACTATTCATCAACCAAAAGTTAGAATAGGTTGGGATGATGTATCATTTTCAACTGGTTCATTAACTGAATTAACATCTGAAGAAATTAAAGTTGGAATTAGAAATTTCAAAAAAGAATATAGAGTAAATACAACTCCAAAACTAAGAGTAGTTGGTAGAGATTTATATCCTACTAAAACATTTTCATCAACCGCACAATATGGTATTAGTAAATTCTTACCAACAACATCATATTATCAAGTATGTGATTATCATTCTGGTGAGGTAATTGTTCCATTTAGTAATTACACAAAACTAAGTTGTGATTCTGATGGTAACTTTTTTAATTTGAATTTATCTAATTGGGAAGTTGATAGAGTGTACAATATAGAATTTAAAATTACTATTGGTGGAGTTGATTATTTCTTTGATAATGATTACACATTTAGTTTAATTTCATAATATAAATGAAAAACAGCGGATTAAAAAACGAAGCACAAGTTGCAAAAATCTTTGTTAGTGGTTCAGATGCTATACCAGCAACTAATCAAAACGGAGTACGTCTTTTTCAAGAATCCGATTTAACTGATGGTATTATT